CACTTTATCCGGTAATTGCATGGCTCTCGAAACGTCATCTCCCCGTACAGGAATAGATGTACCGCCTATGCTGTTCTGCAGGGAACGAGATTAACCAATAAATGTAAAATACGCCGTCATGTAGTTTTGATTTCTGCATGACGGCGATTCATTATGTGGTAAAAAGTTAAGTTATCTCAGCGTGTTCTTCCTTGATATATTCCATGAGGTCTCCGGGCTGACATTTTAGGATTTCACACAGAGTCATGATGGTATCGACGGTTACACTGCGATTGTTTACAAGGCTATCAACTGTTTTGGGATTGAGCTTGTATTTTGTACGGAGGTCTATTTTCTTGATTCCCTTTTCTTGCATGACTTCTAAAAGCTTCCTATAAGAGATAGGCATGGTATTCTCCTCCTTTGTACCATGAAGTATACAATATTATAATTGCTTTGTCAACTTTGAACGTACCATAAAGTATACAATGTAGACGTACCATAATTGGTACGTTTGCCAATTGCAATAACGTACCAATTATGGTACAATAAAATTGTTCAAGGGGAACACTACTACAAAATTAAAAGGAGCGTATGCACATGAGTCAGAACGAGCTGGTAAGCAAAATCGAACTTCTCAACGAATGGGAGCGCATCATTGAGGAAGCTAAAGCAGAGGCGGATGCTATTCGCGACAGCATCAAGGCAGAAATGGTGACCCGTGAAGTTGATGAGATGGAGGTGGGGCAATACGTTGTCAGGTATAAGACGGTTCTTAGTTCCCGGTTTGATACTACCGCATTCAAACGTGAACACGATGACCTCTACCTTGCCTATGTGCGGCAGAACTCAAGCAAGCGTTTTTCTGTCAGCGCATGAGAAAAGCTTTCCGTGTGAACACCGACCAAAGTAGACACACAGAAAGCTTGACACTACCCAATAGCGGGGCAGCGAAATCAGTATACCACATCCTGCCCCGCTTTTCAACCAGAAAAGTGAGGGAGATACAATGGCTCAGTTTAATATCTTTCAGACCATAACAGACCGTATCATAGCGCAGCTGCAAGACGGGTATATCCCGTGGGAAAAGCCTTGGTCGGGGACACGAGGCGGTGCAATCAGTGGTGCAACCGGCAAGCCGTACAGCCTTCTCAATCAAATGCTTTTGGGTAAACCCGGCGAATACTACACCTTTAATCAGATACAGGCGAAAGGCGGTCAAGTGCGCAAGGGTGAGAAGTCACACATCGTCGTGTTTTGGAAGCAGATTCCGGTTGTTGAAACCGATGCAGAAGGGAAACAAGTTGAAACGCTGATTCCGATGCTGCGGTATTACAATGTTTTTCACATCGACCAGTGCGACGGCATACAGCCGCAGGAAAGGCCGCCTGTAGAGATTGTGCATCCTGCTGCCGATGACATGATTACAGCATACAGCAGACGTGAAAAGCTGTTGATTCACCATCAGAGAGGCGACGAAGCCTATTACAGTCCTTCGAGAGATTGCGTTGTTCTCCCGCTCAAAGAGCAGTTCAACAGCATCAGCGAATACTTTAGCACAGCCTTTCACGAATTAACACACAGTACCGGGCATAGCAGCCGTCTGAATCGCCTGAAATCAACGGCACATTTCGGTAGCACTGAATACAGCAAAGAGGAACTGGTCGCTGAAATTGGAGCTGCTGCACTGCTGAACATGACAGGGATAGAAACAAAGCGGTCAAGCCGAAAGAATGCCGCGTATATTCAAAGCTGGTTGAGCGTTCTACAAAACGATAACCGCATGATAGTTACCGCAGCTTCGGCAGCGTCAAAAGCGGTCGATTACATACTGGGGGAAAGCACACAACAGTAATGGCTACAGCGCGGGGAGGGGATGGTGTTGTCCCTTCCCTTCCTGCGTGAGGGTAAAAGTGCTAAGAAAACAGAGCAGTTCTTTCAATAGACCATAGGAATGTGGCCAAGAAGTTTGAGGCCAGTCTTTTGTGTCACACTTGTTTTATTCCGCTTTTTGAAATATGGCAAACGATAGAAAGTTCCTATTGACATAGATTTCATAATCAAAGTACTACTTATGAAAGGATATAAACACAATGAGAGTCGGATATGTACGTTGTTCCACAGCTGACCAGAATGAGGCGCGGCAGCTCAAAATGATGGATGAGCAGAAGGTCGAAAAGGTGTTTTGCGAAAAAGCAAGCGGCAAAAACATGGAGCGCGAACAATTTAAGGCAATGATGGCCTTTGTTCGTGATGGAGATACAGTTATCGTCGAAAGCATTTCACGCATTGCACGTAATACACGTGATTTGCTTTCCCTTGTCGCTGGATTTACAGAAAAAGGTGTGGAGTTTGTCAGTTTGAAAGAAAGCCTTGACACGTCTACACCACAAGGACGTTTTATGCTGACGGTGTTTGGCGCTCTGGCTGAGTTGGAGCGTGAAAGTATTTTGGAGCGACAACGTGAAGGAATTGAGATTGCTAAAGCTGAAGGAAAGTATAAGGGTCGTAAGCCTGTCGAAGTCAATGAAACAAAGTTGAAAGCAGTATGCGTGAAATGGAGAGCGGGTGAAATCACGGCGACAAGAGCAATGCAGGAAGTTGGATTAAAGCCAAACACGTTTTACCGCAGAGTCAAGGAAATGAAATTGTGAGGTTGAGACTTTAATTCTTGATTTTTCACGTGGCATCCTGTATACTAATACTACAAGGTTCACTCTATATCCCGATGCAAGCCGCTTCATCCCAACATCGATAATCACGGCTATCGCATCGTGACCGCCCCATAAGCAAAACTAACGAGCCTTGAACGGTTAACCGCCGTTTGAGGCTCGTTTTGTTTTTGTTGTGAAATTCGAGTTAGAACCTTGAAAATAACAGACTTTCAGCAGAATCCGGCACATAAAATTGGAATTTTAAGTGGTGGAGAGAAGCGTGCATATGACCTTGAAATAAGGTTGTATGCAGAGATTGGGTGGATAGAGATATTTACTCAGGATGCGTAAACGTGGCTTGCTGGGTGACAAAGAGTATTTCAAGAACGACGTTTTTGGGAGCTGCTTTGGGGGAATAAAGGGTAAAAAGGCGGTGATTTCGGGGAAGATGCCCGCTCCAAGCCTTCCGAAATTCGTTTTTGGGAAACTGCACTGTGTTTTTGGGAGCTTTTTGGGAAGCTGCTGAGAGTCGGAAAAGAGGTTTGTCATGCGGAAAAAAGGGTACAAGGGACGCTGCGAGAAGCGTACACTTACAAAGTGTCAAGGGGTCTTCAAGTCATACGATGCTATACAGTCAGCATATGCAGACGTTCTTGAACAAGATGAAACCATTACTGAAATCCGGGCGAATGTCCTGCTTGATGAGCTTTCAGAGGGAGAGTATACGTCTGACTTTCTCTGCATCAAAGCAGATGGGGATATGCTGGTGAGAGAATGCGTACAGCGGAAGTTTCTCACAAAGCCGATGACGGTCAAGCTGTTGGATGCATCACGTGATTACTGGCTCAGACGCGGCGTTACAGATTGGGGGCTGGTCATCGATGGAGAGTAAAAAGCTGATGCGCTGCGGTGATAGCATGGTCAGAATCCTTGAGAGTCGTGAGGGTTCTGCTTTGGTAGTCGATTGCAAACGACAATCTATGCCGAAATGGATACTGGAATCAGAACTTGAGCAGTACGGCGAATGTTCGGAGGAAGATTTGAAGTCAGTAATGGGTGAGACAATAACAGACTACGATTCACTCTCACAGGAAGAAAGACGATTTGCACACGAGCGTTTTGCCTTAATTGCGGGTGTTTTGCCATTCATAGGGGATGACCGAATGCGCTGTTCTATGATACGAGCCATTGCAGATGAGAAAACGGTGAGCAAGCAGACTATTCGCCATTACCTTTGGCGGTATCTGGTTTATCAGGACATTGCGGAACTTGCTCCAAAGCAGAAAACGCAGGAGAAAGAACTGACGCAGGATGAGAAGAATATGCGTTGGGCGTTGAATAAGTTCTTCTACACCCGGCACAAGAACAGCCTCAGTACCGCGTACAATTTTATGCTCAAAGAAAAATACTGTGATGCAGCCGGTACATTGCTGACTGAATACCCGTCAATCCATCAATTTCGGTACTTCTACAAGAAATATAACAAGCTTCAAACCTATTACATCTCCCGCGAGGGCATCAAAGCCTATCAGCGCAATCACAGACCGCTGTTGGGGGAAGTACAGGACTTTGCTCCAACCATTGGAGTTGGTATGCTTGACTCCACTATCTGCGATATCTACCTTGTGGACGATGCGGGAAACCTTGTGGGCAGACCGATTCTAACTGCCTGTGTGGATGCTTACAGCAGTTTGTGTTGTGGATATTATCTCTCGTGGGAAGGAGGCGTGTACAGTCTCAGAGGTCTGCTTTCCAACGCCATAGCTGATAAGGTGGAGTGGTGCAGCCGGTTCGGTATATCCATCGAGCGTGAGCAGTGGGATTGTTCCGCGCTTCCTGCTACCCTTGTGACCGATATGGGTACAGAATACAAATCAGAAACCTTTTCACAGCTTGCAGAGTTGGGGGTAACTGTTGTCAATCTTCCGCCTTTCAGAGCGGAGTTGAAGGGTGTCGTCGAAAAATTCTTTGACTTGATACAATCAAGCTATAAGCCGTACCTAAAAGGAAAAGGTGTTATTGAACCGGACTTTCAGGAACGTGGAGCCAGAGACTACCGCCGTGACGCTTGTTTAACGATGTGTGACTTTGAAAAAATCATCCTGCACTGCATCCTTTACTACAACAGCAGACGGATAATTGAGAACTATCCTTACACCCGTGAAATGCTGGATGATGGTGTGGAACCCTATGCAAGCTCTATCTGGAATTGGAATAAAAAACGGAACGGTGCAAATCTGATACCGGTTGATGAAAAAACATTGATTATGACCCTGCTGCCGCGTACCACAGGAACTTTTTGCAGAAACGGTCTCAAAGTCAACGGGCTTCGTTACCGACACGCTGACTTTACAGAACAGTATCTGCGAGGTGGTACTGCCACAGTCGCCTATAACCCGGATGACGTGTCCTGTGTATGGCTTTTTGAACACGGAAATTATATTGAATTTACAATGATTGAGAGCCGATTCAGAGGCTTTTCAATGGCGGAGGTGGAATCATACTCGGCTGAAAAGAAACGCGCTCTGAGCGAAAAAAAGCATATAAATAATCAAGCGAAAATTGAATTGGCGCGGCACATTGAAACGATTGCTTCAACACCCGCTCAAAGCTCAGATACGAACATCAAACAGATAAGACGGACTCGCAAACGAGAACAAAGTAAAGCACATAAAGACTACATGAAGGGTGGCGTTCAGAATGGTTGAGATTCAGAATATCCTCAAAGCTTTACCCAAAATGCTTGCCGGTGAAGAACTGGTTTCAGCACTGACCATCCTTCCTGAATATGATGAGCGTATCAGAAAAGAAAATCAAGCGGTCAGGCTTATAGCACTATCTGATTTGTATAGAATCTATTTACCGTCGCAAATGTCTCTGGAAATCTACAGCAAGCTGTATCTGGCACTGCTGCGGTCATTG